TAACATCCGGATGTTGTTGTCCAAAACATCCCCATGTTTTACCCCAAACACTGCATACGATCACAACAAAGGACCGTTTCGGGTTGATTACCGTTGCTGGCCAGGAGTATCAAATAATTGATATTGGCATGCGTATGCTGACGCCGAGAGAGTTGTTTCGGGCGCAGGGGTTTCCTGATACATATATTATTGAATGTGATTATCTCGGCAGGCCATATCCTAAAACAGCACAGGTTGCCCGGTGTGGTAATGCAGTACCGCCGCAGTTGCCAGCAGCTTTAGTGAGAGCTAACCTTCCTGAGCTTTGTGGAATGGCTTTGCGGAAAGCGATGTGATTTGATGAAAATAGGACTTGTTGATGTGGATAATCATAATTGGCCTAACCTTGCATTGATGAAAATATCGTCATGGCATAAGGGCGCCGGTGATACAGTCGAATGGGCAGGTAGTTTAGAGCATTACGACAAGATATATATGGCTAAAATTTTTACTTTTACACCGGATGACGTTCAGGCGTACCAGGCAGACGAGATTGTAAGAGGCGGTACTGGTTACGATTTTACTAGGAGACTGCCTAAAAATATTGAATGTGCTTTTCCGGATTATGATTTATATGGCATTAAAGATATGGCATATGGTTATTTAACTAGAGGTTGTCCTCGTAAATGTCCGTTTTGCATTGTAGGTCAAAAGGAAGGTGTACAAGCGTATAAAGTTGCTGATTTATCGCAGTTTTGGCGTGGACAGAAGCACATAAAGCTGCTTGATCCTAATTTGCTGGCTTGTCCTGATTGGGAAAATTTGCTTGGACAGTTGGCGGATAGTGGCGCGTGGGTAGACTTTACCCAGGGACTGGATATTAGGCTTATGACAGACGAAAAAGCCGCTGCTATTAATAAAGTCAAGTACAGTATGCTTCACTTTGCTTGGGATAATCCTGCTGATATGGGAACGCTGGAAAAGTTAAAGGAATACAGATCTGTGTGGAAAGGCAGTCAGCGTAACCGTAGCGTTTACGTGCTAACAAACTTTAATAGTACACACGAAGAAGACTTGTATCGTGTGTATACCTTGAGGGACATTGGCTATGATCCGTACATTATGATTTTTGATAAACCTAATGCGCTGGATAAAACAAGGTACCTGCAGCGTTGGGTTAACAATAAGCAGATATTTAGAACGATTAAGAAGTTCGAAGACTATGATCACACGAGAGGTTAATTGATATGAAGCACATCGTACAGTTTAGCGGTGGGAAGGATAGCACTTGTATGCTGCTGATGATGTTAGAAAAAGGAATGCCGATAGATGAAATCATATATTGTGACACTGGCAAGGAGTTCCCGCAGATGTATGATCATATTTCAAAAGTAGAAAAACACATTGGCCGAAAAGTAACAGTCTTACGGGCTGATCATAGTTTTGATTATTACTTTGCAGAACATATAAGAACTAAAGGAAAATTCAAAGGTATAAAGGGCTACGGTTGGGCATCTATGATGAACCGTTGGTGTACCGGTCTTTTAAAAACGAGAGTATCAGAAAAGTATTTTCTTGGTAAAGGTGGATACATAAAGTACATAGGTATAGCCGCTGATGAACCCAAGCGACATAAAAATATAGCAAAAAACGTGATTCATCCGCTGTTCGACTGGGGTATCACCGAATCAAAGGCACTAGAATATTGTTACAATCGCGGTTTCGATTGGAACGGACTATATAAAGATTTTAGGCGTGTTAGCTGCTACTTATGCCCGCTCCAAAGGATCGAAGATTGGCGATTGTTGAGGAAAAAATACCCAGAGTTATATGCAGATGCATTGCGGCTTGACGCTATGGACTATTGGAAGTCAGTAGAAAAAGGATTATTTGATTTAAGCAAGTTGGAACGGCGCTTTCTGTTAGAAGATGCCCAACTGAATTTATTTTGAGGAAGTGAGATAATGGCGAATTTAAAAAATTACACTTCAATGGCTAATCCATTGAAGACTGTAGCTGAGATAGAAGCAACTTTAATTACCAACGGGGCTAAGTCAATTCAGAAAGATTGTGCCGGCGGCAAGATCATAGCATTGAAGTTTCTTGTTGATACCGCTATAGGCGAGATACCTATAGCGCTGCCGGTCAACGTGGAAGCAGTACAGAAAATTTTATCAGCTCAAAAAAAACGTAATAGCAGTGTAAAAGCTACTGCTGAGCAAGCCGAGCGGACAGCATGGAAATGCTTGAAAGATTGGGTTGATGCGCAAATGGCTTTGATACAGATCGGTATGGCGAGTATGGATCAGATATTTCTGCCTTATGTAATAAACAAGGGCGGGAAGACACTTTATGACACAGTGCGTGAGCATGGTTATCTATTGGAGCGTGATAATAATGGTTAAATTTAATCATACAGGACATAAAGCGCTTTGGGACTGGCTTTCAAAAAATCCTAACAAAACTAAAGATGATTGGGAAGGTTGGCAGTATAACGGTGGATATTACGAAATGGTAGAAAATGGTTGTTTTGCTTGCGAATACAATTACGAGGACATGGACTGTGATGATTGTGACTATTGTCCGCTTATTTGGCCGAATAATATAAAATGCAGCACAAAAAAAGCGATTACTTCTTCATTGTATGCAAAATGGATAAATGAAACTAACTTACAATTAAAATCTAAATTAGCAGCTCAAATAAGAGATTTACCTGTTAGAGATGGAGTTGAATGCGAATGAGTAAAAAAGAAGCTGCTGTTACTTTAGCGTTTATCTTTACCGCTGGCTTTTTATGGCAGCTCGGCTGTGCGTTGGCAGAGGTAGCTGTAGAGTGGCAGATCTGGCGATAAGTTAAACAGGCCGCTCGCTACTGTCTCGGCGTGCTATATACAAGCAATGTATCACATTTGGGAAGTATACCCCTGCGGAGGTGATTAGCCCGTAGGGGAGCGGCCTTTTAAATATAAGGAGTTGGAAATAGTGAAATGGAGATAAAACGATATGAATAAATTTAAGAAATACTGTCCCACTGTATGGGTGGCGGAATGCGAAGAAGAGTATGAAAAAGGTGACATTATTCAGCTTGAGACGAAATACGGAAAAGAAGTTGAATGCGAAGTTTATAACTTGGTGTTACAAAAAGATGATAAATATTTTTATTCTATTGTCCGAACTGATGAGCAAAGTTACGCAGAACGCAAGGCGGAAAGATACAACAACGCTGCCCTAAAAAATCAAGTGAAAAGCAATGATAAGTGGAGAGCGGCGGAGGAAGGTAAAGACTTTCTTGTTTTAGGCGAACCAATTAAGGTTGGGCATCACAGTGAAAAACGTCATCGTACCTTAATTGAAAGGAACTGGAAACGGTGTGAAAAGGCTGTAGAACTTGCAGATAAGGCAGCTGAACAAAAGAGCAAAGCTGAGTACTGGGAAATCAAATCAAAAGAAATAACGTTAGCAATGCCCGAAAGCCTAGAGTATTTCTCAGCTAGACTTGAAAAAGCTGTTGAGTATCATAAAGGATTGAAAGACGGAAGTATACCAAGATCTCATTCTTTTTCTTTGGCTTATGCCAATAAAGATGTTAAAGAACTAAAAAACAAAGTTGAAATAGCTAGATTGTTGTGGGGATAAAGTATGAAACCAATAAATATAAAAATTATGATGGCGTTAATCGAAAAAGAACCAGGCAATCAGTATGTACCAGTATTGAAACCAGTACTTATGCAGATACTGACTGAAATCAAACATTTGCGCCGGAAAAATAGTCAGCTCGGCGGTAAAAATGCCCGGTTAAGGCGAGAGAAGAAAGCTCTAGAAATTATGTTATCGGCGGTAGTAATAAATGACGACGTGGAATGAACTACCAGCACACCTTGTAAGTAAAATACGTTCGGACAGCGTAACGGCGCCGGCGAATTTACCCGGGGCTGTACCTGCGCTGAAATATGGTAATGCAATAACTGAGGTTGACGGGATTCGCTTTGATAGCAGGAAAGAAGCAAAATACTATGAGGACCTACTTTGGCAGCAACGTACTGGTGCAGTAAAAAGCATTGAATTACAGCCTGAATTTGTTTTACAGCCTGCTTATGAGGTCGCAGGTAAAAAGATAAGGCCGATTATTTACAAGGCTGATTTCAAAGTTACGGAAGCCAGCGACCACGTTTATTATGTTGACACCAAGGGCATGAGGACACAGGTGTATATGATCAAAAAGAAAATGCTGCTTTATAAGTACCCAGATATTGACTTTCGAGAAGAATAGGAGATGTTGAAATGGCTGAAACGGAACTGACGAAAGAAATAAAAAAAGCGCTGTTGTATTATACCAAAGCTGATCAGGCCGGCGTGTATGGGTGCTATGAAGTTTGCCTGGGGGCTGGTTATGGTGATGAATATGTAGATTTTATGACTATGAATAGTAAAAATGAATTCAAATCGTATGAAATTAAGGTAAGCTTATCGGATATGAAAAGCAAGGCAAAACTATCTTTTTGTGGCAATTATAATTATTTAGTTTTACCAACAGAGCTTTTGTATAATCCGAGTGCAAAAGAAGAAATTTACCGCCATATATCGCATGGTATTGGGATACTGGGATATAATCCGGAAAATGCTAAGATAACAGAATTGAATAAGTCAGGACATATGACTTTAAACATCGGCCGTAAAGTTGAGCTTATGCACTACATGATTCGTAGTTTGAGCCGATATCCAGTTAAATTAGCAAAGGCGGTGGAATAGTGGACAAAATCACACAAAAAATTGTGCAAATTAAACCTATTGACAAAGTAAAAAAAGGCGTTAGATGTAAATGCTACAATAATTTTCGGTCAAGCGATAACAAGCCCCTAAAACTGGTGTTAGACAGCGAAAATAGACTGCTTTATTGCGACCATTGCGGTAACATAATAGACCCAATTATTGCGCTAGAGATGCTTGCTAAAACATGGGAAACTCTATATGAGGAAAGAGAATATGTTGTGAAGTGTATCCGTCGTGCATGGGAAATAGGGAGAAAGTACCGACCATGGAAACGGTCGTTAAAAGACTTAGAAAAGCAGATAGGCAGAAGAGGCGAAAACTTGCCATGTTGCCCCCATTGCGATAAGGCATTTCGCATTGAAGATATAACCAGCTTTGAATGTTCTCCAAACGGATACCGAAAATTCGGATACAGAAAATCCGGATACAAGCTAGGGAGTTTTAATAATATAGATTAGGCGGTGGAGTAGATGAAAGCGTATTGCTGTAAGGAGCGTGACGGTGATGGATACGCCGTTATTGTATACGGAAAAACAAGAGGTCAAGCAAAACGAGAAGGGGCTAGCGAATTGGATATTGATTTTTTAGATGCCAACGTTAGCCGATTACCGTGGGCGGACGAATACGGCAGTATCAATAATCTTCCGTTAAAGGTCTACTTTGAAAACGGGTGGTTTTGTGAGTGCTGCAAGTGCGGAAGGCGTATAGACGTTGATAGTGAGTATCCGGAAGGTACTTTGGGAAAGTTTGACTATTTGTGTGACGAATGTAGAAAGGCGGTGTAAATTATGAAAAATCTTGAAATCAAGTACGTAGGCTGGTGCCATGAGTGCAAATGCATGGGAAGTTTTATTTGTGGTAACTGTAAGCCTAATGAGAAATACAGCTTTGGTAGACCTTCTAAATTTATGCCTGAGAACAAAAAGCGTTGGGTAAGAATGGAGCGTGAAGAAAAATGACTGATCGTAATAGGGACTTATCAAAAAAGCCATTGGAATTTTATATGCGAAACGAGGATAGCAACTATGAGCCATGTGTGATTGGGACGGTGGTGTGGTTCTGCCCCGAAGATAACTGCAAACTAGAAGTAATGCGCAGCGATAATTACTGCCCACGTTGCGGGCAACGGTTAGATTGGAGTGAAGCAAAAAATGATGTGCTATAGAGATATTTGTTTCTGCTTAGCTAGTAGCAAAATGTACGAAGGGAAAAACGAAGGGAAAAAGTGTGTAAATTCTGATTGTATACGCCATGCGAGCCAAATTCCTAATAACTTGCCAGAATGGGAGCGCATTGCATGGTCAGACTTTAGCGAAAAATGTAAATATTTCAAAAAGGACGGTAAAAAAGAATGCCTAGCGAAAAAATGGAACAGATCGTGAAACTTTTAAAGGATAGCGGTGAAGATTATATTTTGTGTTACCCCTTAAAAATTGACGGTGAAGATGGTTTCAGTATTGCCAGTAAAACTGCCAGCACTTCACAAATTAATATGCTTGAACATATTTTAAAATTTATAATCGAAACGAGCAAAAACAACGGTGTTACTGAAGCCACCGCTAGGGGGTATTTGCGTCAAACGCTATATAGAATGATTAACTATGCGTATAGGTTGGGTGAATAGATTATGCGATTAATAGATGCAAAAGCTGCGCTAGAAAAAATCTATCTTGCGGGAGAAGCTATAAAAGAATATAGCGGCAGGTTTTATGAAGGCAAGGAGTACAGGTGCGAGGAGGCTGGAGTTAATGAGGGTTGAGTATGTTAAATGCGATTCTTGCGGTAGAGAATTTAAAGGGGATTATTTAAAAGTTACGCTTGAACGGTATAAAAAGAAAGTTGACTGGGAAAAAGAAGATAGTGCGTTTCTGTGCCTAGAGTTATGTGAATCTTGTTCACAAAGAGTAGTAGAGTTTTTTACGCAGCTAAAAGATCCTTACGGCGGCAAGGACGTAAGATTTGAATTTGCGAAACAATGAGGTGATGATAGATGGCTAATCCTAACGGTTTACAGTATCCGTCATTCTGCATGAAGTGTGTCTATCGGAATAGCGGCGTATGCTCAAGAATATGTATGACTTGCGTGAAAAAAGAGATTATGGCTACGCCAAGTAAGTTTGAAGCGGATTGCAAAAAAACGACCGATGATTTTGGACAGAGCTTGTTTGATGGGAAGTGATAAAAGTGGCAGAGAAAAGCGACGATCTAATTGATTTTATTTTTTTTCACGAGAATAGCATTAGAGCTGCTATACGTGATAGGCGGCTGGATCAGGGGGGAGGTACTACTGGCGGCGCTGGCACAGGTCATAGTAAAATCTCTGATCCGACAGCAGCACAAGGAATCAGGAGGGCTTCTCCGGTCACTATGGTTACTATTGAGTATGGGGCGGCGATTAATGGGATACGTAGTAGCAGATGCATTAAGCATCCAGAGAAATGGTTGATTGTTATCGCAGATACTATGCGTTTTTTTGAAGGGAAAAAGCAGGGTGAGTTCATCCGTCGCCGGTATGATCAGTACGAAAACTGGCAGGATACATGCAAAGCAATGTGTTGTTCGAAGTCTTGCTACTATACTCTCAAAGCGGATGTATTGCGGTTTGCTAAGGGTATGGCTATTGGATATGGCATGATTCCGCCGTGGCAAAAATAAACCGTAAATGTGAAATATTACACCATTCCGGGAATTGACATGCCTTTTCGGGGGTGCTATAATTATAATAGAAATTTTATAAGTAGTTGAAAGCACTGGACGCCCGGAGAGCGTTTCAGTGCTTTTTCTATTTGTATTTTTTCTATCCCATTCCTCCTTTCTTTCTATAGGGCGGCGCATGTATGAGCAGCTTGCGCCGCCTAGCGTTAACTACACTTTAGGTGTTGTTATATATCTTAATATCGTCCGTACTGGACACCTTGCCGTTGAGGTAATATAGCGGCAATAATGGAGTAGTACTCAAACGGCTAAGAGAGCAGTCTTGAAAACTGATAGGGCGTAGGGATACGCTGTGTGGGTTCGAATCCTACCTACTCCGCCATATGGAAGGCTGGCGTAATTGGTAACGCAGCGCCCCGCTAAGGCGTCAGTCGAGCAATCGGCTTACAGGTTCAAGTCCTGTGCCTTCCGCCATTTTTACATTGAATTTTGCTCAAAGATTTATAATTATTATTATAGAAGTTTGAGCAAATTTTAACTGAAAATATACCTAAGACGCTGATAAACATTGTGTTTATTGGCGTTTTTGTTTTTACAGAAAAAGTGCAAAAAAACCTCGTAAGTGGGGTGACATTTTAATTGACTAAAGGATATGACGAGAGGACGTTTGTTAATGCTGAGATTGATGGTGCTGGTAATGTTGTAAGGACTAAAGAACATACTATACGGTATTTCGATGACGAGAACGGTTATTTGTTTTGGTTGAATAAGGAAGCTGTAAAAACTTTTAAAGGTTTTGGTTTGCCGAAGGATTTGTCAGAAACAGATACAGCTAGGGTTTACCGTTTATCTTTAGTGACACATAAAGGCAGTAATTTGATTTGTTACAGATCCGGAAATGTTGTTAGGGGTATGAGCTGCAGTAAGATTGCTGATTACCTGAGTATATCCCAAAGGCAGGCGGCGAATTTTTTGGGGAAGATGATTGATCGTCGGATCATTGGCAAAGTTAGAGTGCAGATCGGCGATTGCATAGAAACGCAGTATTATATTAATCCTATTTATTTTTTTAATGGAAAGTGGCTCAATTATAATTTGTATTTTTTGTTTAAAAAGGATTTGGACGGACTTTTACCGGAATGGGTGAAATTGAAGTTTAATCAGGATTTGAGCCAAAGTAGCAGGTAGAAACATAAGCGCCGCTTTCATAAAAACGCTTGTAGGGCAAATATGAAGGCGGTTTTTTTGTGTGGTGGTGTAAATATGTCTATTTTGACATCTAAAATTAAAAAACTGCAAAAAGCGTTGGAACTACAGGGGAAGATTTACTTATTTACGAAGACCCAGGTATATAGTCGTAAATTAGAGAAGCTTTGCACGCTTAACAAATTGGACTATTTAATGCCGGTCGGGGAATATAATAAACTTCATCCGGAGAAACCTAAAGATGTTAAAAAATATCAGTTTGTGAAAGTTGAAGTTGTCGATTCGTTTCGTGAGTTAGACATTTTGCTGAGATTATTGGAGATTTATAAAAAAGCAGGTGAGGGCAGTGGATAAAGAGATTAAATTATCACCACGACAACAAGCTTTCGCTGAATATTACTTAGAATGTGGCGTTCAGGAAGAAGCTGCAATAAAGGCTGGTTATAGTAAGAATTATGCAGCTAAGAGAGCATATTTGCTGTTGGAGAATGTTGGTATCAAACAATATATAGAGGAACGTTCTAAGGAGCCGACTAATGAGCTGATTGCGTCGTCAGACGAAGTGTTGGAATTTTATTCTAAGGGTATGAGGGGGGAAATAAAAGATCAATTTGATCTTGATGCTGCTTTGTCTGATCGAATAAAATGTGCTGATGCATTGGCTAAGCGTTATGGGTTGGTTCGTGAGTGCTTGGAAATTGAAGATAAGACAGGCGGCATTGCTGCGATTTTAAAAGAAGCCCGAGAAAGAGCTGAAAAACATGGCAGCAAGAAAGAATAGCAATGATATTCAGTTATCTGACAAGGCACTTAAATTGCTGGTTGAGTTTTGTGCTGAGTTTACGCATGATCCTGTTGGCTTTGTATGGGCTGCTTATCCCTGGGGCGAGGGAGAACTTGCTGGGAAGACTCCTGATGAATGGCAGCTTAAGCTTCTTGCGGATATTCGAGATGGGCTGAAAACTCCTGATGAGGTTATTCAGGAAGCTATTGCCTCTGGCCACGGTATTGGTAAGTCGGCGTTGGTTTGTTGGATAATACAGTGGGCAATGGCTACATTTGAGGATTGTAAGGGCGTCGTAACAGCAAATACGCAAAATCAGTTGCTGACTAAAACATGGTCAGAGTTGGCAAAATGGCACAGGCTTTCTATCTGTAAGCCTATGTTTAAATACACTGCAACAGCATATTATAGTGTGGATCCCGAGCACGAGAAGACGTGGCGTATTGATGCTTTACCTTGGAGCAAGCAAAACTCCGAAGCTTTTGCTGGTTTGCATAATCAAGGCAAACGCATTTTAGTTATTTTTGATGAGGCTTCAGCTATTGATGATGTCATTTGGGAGGTTGTTGAGGGGGCACTGACTGATAGTGATACTGAAATTATTTGGTGTGCTTTTGGTAATCCTACTCGTAACGGTGGTAGGTTTTTCGATTGTTTCCATAAACATCGAGCTTTTTGGAATACACAGCAGATTGATAGTCGCACTGTAAAAGTTAGTAATAAGAAACAGCTTGCCAAATGGATTGCTCAATATGGTATTGATAGTGACGTTATCCGGGTTCGTGTTCTTGGTCAGTTCCCGCTTCAAGGCGATTTGCAGCTTATCAGTATTGAGGATGTTAATGCGGCAAGGGAGCGTGGCAAGGTTATTAGCAGAGAGAGTTATCAAAGCCTGCCTGTTATATTTGGCGTTGATCCGGCTTGGACTGGTACAGATTTACTGGTTGTTTATATGCGCCAGGGGAATTATTCTAAGATTTTGCTGGTAATGCCTAAAAATGATGATGATGGTTACGTTGCAGGTAAGTTAGCTGCATTATCAGATGAGTATGGAATGACGCATGGCTTTATTGATCAGGGATATGGCACTGGAATTTACTCGTTCTTTAAGAATATGGGGCGTGGAGATCAGTGGACGTTGATACCCTTTAACAGTACTCCTACAGACGATTATTACCAAAATAAACGTGCTGAAATGTGGTCTGATATGAAGAAATGGGTTAAGGAAGGTGGAGCTATTGAGGATAAAGATGAGATTTATAATGATTTAATTGCACCGTCGGCCTTTATCAATACGCGTGGTAAATTCCAGCTTGAGAGTAAAGATGATATGAAAGAGCGTGGGGTGCAGTCGCCTAACTTTGGCGATGCATTGTCTTTGACATTTGCCTTGCCGGTTAGAGCTAGTCAATTTGATGTTTACAAGCAGGCACGCAAGGCTGGGCGTATTCGCCGAGTAGGGGCGATGTAAATAAATATTAAAATTTTAAGGAGTGAATGATGATGCAGGAAAAAGCAAAACAAATTGTGATGGACTATTTTAATACTAAGGTTGATGTAACTGATAAGAAACAGATTACGCTGAATGATGTATATGTAGTGTGGTTTTGTAAAACTTTGCAGAACTGGAAGGCTCTTGTAAGTACTAACGTAAGTGATGGCATGTATTATGAGGTTACACACAATGGTGATGAGAACGAAACATATGTTGATGTGTATAAAAAATGGGATAATTTTTGCGTAAAATAAGGAGGAATAAAAATGAAATATCATGATATGGAATTAAAAGATACGGTTGAGCTGATGAATAGTGCGGATTACAAAGATAGGTTTAAATCTGAGTATTGGCAGACTCAAATTAGATATGAAAAGCTTCATGCTATGATCATCAAATATGAAGCTGGCACTTTAAACTTTACGCCTACTTGTGATATTGAATTGCTGAAAAAACAAAAATCTTTCATGGGTCAATATCTTTATTGTTTAGAAGTACGTGCGGAAGTTGAAGGAATTGAATTATAAATAACTGACATAGTGGAGGAGTGATTGAAAATGAATATTCCTTATAGTTTTAGTAATATGACTGTTGTTAAATTGCCGTTAGTCGCAAATACAGTGAAGGTGGCAGCTAGTGATTCTGTTCAAGCGCATGTGCTTACCGGCAGAAGTGCGGTGCTGGTACATAACGGTGGTAATACTGCTATTTATTTCGGTGATAGTGATGTGGATTCCGATAAAGGCATTCCAATTGCTGCAGGCATGCAGATGATTTTTCCGACAATAAAGGAAACTGCTGTGTATTTATATTCTGTTGACGTCAATGATGGTGTAGTGATTGCGGAGTTTTTCGATTAAACTCGGTTAGGAGTAAAGCGTATGCCTAATATTAATGATAATGTTGATCAGCAGCAGCAGTTAAATAATGCACAGTCGGTTATTAACGATGGGCAGCAAGGTAATGTTGCGCAGCCGCAAACACCTTTTGATATGTTGGTAGCTTATGCTGAAAAAGACAGTGCCAAACAAGAGGTTAGCCTTAAAAGTCTGAAAAAATCAGAGATAGATAAGATAATGTCTGCGTTTAATAAGTGCAAGGACGTTGCCAATAGTTATTATAAATCAACGATTCAGCCAAAGTTAAAAGAGCGTGAAAGGTCGTATTTGGCATCCGAAGAATACTACAGAAAGCTATTTCCGGCACTGTCGGAAACAAGTAATTTTTGCAGCAGGGACATTAAGACTACTGTTAAGTGGATGATCCCAAGCTTGTGTGAACCGTTTCTTGGTGGTGATGATCCGGTTGATATTAAAGGCGTTAATGCCAATGATGATGATAAGGCAACAAAGATACAGCAGCTTTTGAAGTATCAGCTGCAGAGAAAAAACAGTTATCCGACCTTTATTGATGCTGTTTGGACTGATGCCATTAAGCTTAATCATGCAGTTGCTAAAGTATATTGGGATCGCAAAGAAGATCGTGAGCGTTACAAGATTATGATCAGTACTGTTAATGATTTTGCGATTATCGCTATCTTGAATGCAGAAGCTGATAAGGGATCTATTGAGATAATCAGTCAGGAGTCGGTTAAAGATGCGCCTGATTTATCTATTATTGTTTTTGAGAAGATTATTGTAAAGGCTAATCATCCGGTTGTGCAGTATATGTCGCCGTCTGAATTAAGATATACGCCTGATAGTAATACCGTACAGAATGCAAAGTTTAAAGCGCATCGAAAAATTGTTAATGGCGATTATCTGAAACGTAAGGAACAAGAAGGTGTTTACGAGAATATTGATAAAGCTATGGAAGATTTTAGCGGTGATACTTCCTACGATACTTACGAAACAGATAAGAACAAGGAACTGAACAATATCGATAGCCGTCTTGCTGATAATGATACTGCCAGCAAGCAGTTTGAATTGTATGAGGGTTATTTACAGGTTGATTTTAATAACGATGGTATTTATGAGGACTTGATCGTACATGCCATTGGTGATGTACCTATTAGGATTGTCACTAATGATATTGGAATTTCTCCGTTTTTCGCTACTGGTGCAGAGGTAAGCCCTAATACGGCCTTCAATGAGAATGAATCGTTTACGGATAACTTAATTCAGCAGCAGGATCTGAAAACTGCTGTGTTTAGGCAGATTATTACGAATGTTGCAAAAAATAATCGCCCTCGTACTTTTTTGAATATGAAATCCAATATAGATATTGACGCTATGATTGATGGCGACGAGTTTGTGTTTACAGACGGTCCGCCAAGAGAGTCGGTGTATGAGGGGAGTCAATTGCCAATAAGTCCGTTATCAATGAGCGTAATTGAGTATGCACAGAATGAGATAGAAGCTCAGAGTGGCAGTACAAGGTATAATCAGGGGTTGGATAGTAATAGTTTAAATAAGACTGCCACGGGCATAACTGCCATTATGGGCAGCGCTGAGAAACGCATGAAGCATATGGCGAGAATGTTTGCAGAGAATTTTTTGATTCCTTTGTTTAAGTATTTGATACTGCTTAACCAAAAATATCTCGATCAGGAACAGATTTTTCGCCTGGCGGACGAGAATATTGTCATTGATAAGTCAGAGTTGGATATTGACTATGATCTGATTATCAATGTCGGTTTGGGTGCGGGGACGAGGGAAGCACAGATCCAATATTTGATGATTTTGATAAATCAAATTTACCCGCAGTTGCAGGCGGCAGGGTTGGTAACGCCTGAAAGCTGGTACGAAATAGTTAAGGATTTGCTTGAAAAAATGGGAATCAGGAATGTTTCGAATTATTTACTTGACCCGAGCAGCAAGGAAGCAAAAGCACTTCAACAGCAGCAACAGCAGGCGCAGCAACAGGCGAAGGAGGAAGAAATGCAGCTGCTGCAGGCAAAAGCTGAATTGGAGCTTTCAAAAGCACGGCAGCCACGTATTACAGTTAACTTTGATGATTTGCCGCCGGCGGCACAAGTACAATATTTGAAATCACAGGGTATCAATATTGAAATCAACGATGTTCTGTCAAAGGAGTTAATGGAGTATGTTAAGAAGAATAAGGGCACCGGAGTTTCGGCGCCGCAAAATTTATTCCCCGGAAGAAATAGCATGTCTGAGAGAAGATAAAAAAGCTCATATTGCTGCATTAATGAATGATGTGGAGTTGTGCGATAAAGCGGTGGCTGCCAAAGCGGTTGTCGGTGCTTTTTTAGATACGGTGGAAGACGATGTGCTGAAGGCTTTGCTTAGTTGTGATTCTGATCCGCAAGAGGTAAAGTTGTATTATCGTGCCGCTACAAAGTTTGTTGAAATGTTGAATGGTTTTATTAATAGTGGTGAGAAGAAAAAATATAAGATAAACAAATTAGTTGCTGAATTGAAAGCGAATAATAGGGAGCGTGAATAGGAATGTTTTATAATAAGGTCTTTTATGATGCAGACGGTACGGAAGCTGGCGGTGGTAGCGTTTCTGCATCGGCAGGAAGTGTGGTTTCTACTGCTGCGGCTGCAGGTAATGATGCCGTTGGTGCTGCTACTGGCGTAGAAAATACAGCGGCAGTTACACCCGATGCGGGGCAGCAAGGTGAAGGCAGTAAAGAGATAGTCAGCGGCGGGGTAAAGTTGGTCATTGATCCGAATGGTAAGCGCAGGGTTGTTACGGTTGCGGCAGATGAGCAAAGTCAGGCTGAGGTTGCTGCTAAAACGCCAGCAGCGGCAACGGGTACTACTTCGATACAGCAAAATGGTACTGTATTGCCAGGTTTGGTACAACCACAGCCGCAGGCTATAGGTGCTGACCAAGCTGCTACTGGCGTTATTAGTGATGTTTTAGTTAATGCTAATGGCGGTGAAGCTGCCTATTCGTCCGAGGAGCTTTTGCTGGCGATACAGCTAAACCAAGTTGATGAGCGGCGTATCCCAGAGGCTTATAGATCACAATATGCTGCGTTTAAAGCTGGTAGTGAAGGTAAAGTGCAGTCAACGCAAAGTGATGTATCTAAAAATTCAGATGTAGCTGCTGCAGAGTTTTATACTAAGGTCAATGGACTTGCACGTCAGATGGCTATGCAGGAGTTAGGTATCACGGAAGATGACATTGCTGCAGCAGAATATACCGATGATCAGTTGTTAAAAGATAAGGTTGATAATTTTAATGCAGCTGTGGATTTCAACCGCAATAAAATATTTGCTGATGTGCAGATGCAGCAGGCTAAAAGTGTTGAGGAAGCCGAACGTGCTAAGCTTGAACATGACAGTATATATAACGAGATTAAAAACTATACTCTGCAAGTGCAGCAATCAGAACCTAATTTTAAAGATATTGATGTACTGATGGAAACAAGGTACATGAATTTACCTTATGAGCAGGCAAAAACTATTGAACCTGTATTAATGGCGTTAAAAAACCATACTATTAAACGAGAACAGTTGCCGATTTTGCAAAAATATTATGATGATACAAGGCTTGAATATTATGCTAAGTTAAACGGAGCTGGACGTATACCTACACCGGTAGCAAAGCCGCCAGTGATAGAAACGCCTGGAACAGGTTTAGATATGCCAGCCGTCAAGGCTGATTTCAGCAAACTTCGCAATATGAACCGTAGAGAAAAACAGGCTTATTTGAGCCAATATTTAGGGAAAAGAACAAAATAACAGGAACACTGGTTAATCGCTGGTGTTCTTTTTATTTATAAAAAATTTATAAAGAGGTGATTTTTATGGCAGTTATCCGTGACGCAGGACCGAGCGCTTCTCAGTCTGCGACTTATGACGCATTTGGTAATGATGAGGATTTTTCCCCTATTATTACTAATATCGATCCTGACAAAACTCCGTTCCTGTCAAATTTGGCAGAGGACGACGATGCAGTGGAGACGAAATTCAACTGGATTACAGAGGGATTGCGCCCACCGCAAATGAACGCACATCTTGAAAAAGAAGATTATACTACCGGCAAGGTTGGCAGTATGCGTTCTTTGGACAATAACGTCCAGGTATTTTTCAATTCTGGTTATGTGACTGACATGCAGCGTAAGACTCGTAAAATTTACAAACAGCAGGATGAATTTGACCGTCAGAAAACTAAAGCTTTTTTTGAACATGCTCGTGATATTGAGTATGCACTCGTAAATGGCGATACGAAGCGTGATGGTACTGCTTCGGTTGCGGCTTTGACTGGCGGCGTTCCGTACTTTTTAAAAAGTGCTACTGTAGCTTGCACTTTGGAAACTGGCGGTAGCCCTGCTGCACCAACCGGAGTTTTCTCTACCGGTAATGTTAAACACGAACTGGAAACAGGTGACTTTGTGTATTTTAACGCTGCAACAATGCCGGCGGGACTTGTGAAGGATACCATTTATTATGTTCGCCTTGATGCGGCAGCACCTGAAAAGAAATTTACTCTTTTTCATAGTATGAAAGGCGCTATTGAGAATATTGTCGCAGATCAGGTTATTCCCACTGCTGCAGGGACTGGTGTGGTTATTGAAAAAAATAACGTAACTGATTTGGGTGGAACAAAGGATTATACCGTTGACGATATTAACGCTGTGATGCAGATGTGTTATTATCGTGGCGGCAATCCTTCTAAACTTTGGATGTCACCGAAGAATAAAAAGCGTTTTTCCAGCTTGGTAACATCACTTGCTACGACAAATCGTAAATCCGGCGATAAAAAGATGAATATTGTTGCTGATACTTTGGAAACTGATTTTGGTATGGTAACTGCGCAGCCGCATTTGTGGTATCCTAACAATCGTATCGACGCTATGGACGAGGAATATTTTGCACTGAAATGGTTTGATCGTACTCACGAAGTTGCGAACCTGGCTAAAAAGGGTAACTATTCCGAGTTTGTCATTGAAGGGTCTATTGGTTTGAAAGGTACTCAGCCGCATGCAAGCGGTTCTATTTTGAACATTAAATATTAATTGTAGTTTTATTATTGAAAACAGCACACAGGCTATATACCTAGCATGTGTGCTGTTTTTTTGCTTATAAGGGGGATTTTATGGCTTCGATCATAAAACAGGAATTAAACAGTCTGAACGATGGTAAAGGGACTGTACATTTGAGAACTACTGTAGAGATGGATAGTGCTATTGCAATGGCGAAGGCGGCTACAGAGCTTTCGGGCGGACGTGTTGGACACGGCAGCGGCGAGATGCGGGTAATGGGATTTATTCCACCTGAATTATGGACTTATGATCCGCTTTTGTTGAAGGCTCGTGAAGCCAAACAACATGGTGATATAGGTCAATATACTCATTATGTAAGAATGTTTTTTAAGCTTAATCCGCAGCTTAGTCCCGTTGTTGATAAAAAATACTTTGCAACGAGGTGATTGAGCATGATTGAGGTATCTGATTTAGTCAGGAAAATACGTTTTAAACAGAAGGATTTGCACGAAATTAAATATAGTGATTATGAGATTTTGCAGGCGATCAACGAGGCTTTGTCTTACTTAAACCAAAGCCTGGCTTTGGGGAATAGCGAATATTTAGAGAAGGACAAAGAATATGTTTTTGATGATGATGCATATATTAAGGGAATTAGTTTGCCGTATGATTTTATGACTTTGATAAGTGTCACAAGGGTTAGGGACGGTTATAAAATGCACCCTGTATCAGTTGGCCGCAATACTGATTATGGTGAGTATAAAGTTTTTGCTAATAAGTTGTATTGCAGAGAAAAAGAAGTGAAGGTTGCTTACAGAGCTGTTTTGACAGATGTTGAAAATATTAATGAAGATATTGCACTGCCGGCGTTTATGTCAGATGGTTTAGTAAATTTGTCGATCATGGTGATGAATAACCAATCAACAACAGTTCTTAGCGAAGCAACTGAAGCTTTGATTAAGAATATTACACCGCTGCGAAAGTATGCTAACGCACGTCAGAGAATGCCATTTAAGTGTTAAGGACGGTGATTAAATATGAATGCCAGTGAAGCTATACAGGAAATACGAAATAAAACTAATGATCGTGAGGGTATTGGTGATTTAGATAATGATGAAATATTATCATATCTGAATGAGGCTATTGCTTTTTTAAGTGCGTTCTTTATAAGCGCAGGGAACCCTTTTGCTATTAAAGAGATTGATATTGCCGACGGCGATACGCTGCCAGCTGATTTTACTAAAACAGCTGGTACATTTCCCATGAAAATTACAGGCAGAAAAGTTGCTCTGTTTAATAAAAGAAAACCGTTGAAAGTGAGATATTTTGCTGAGCTTTTACCCCTGAAAACAGAGGATGATGTTATGCCTTTTGAAATGCAGTCTTTAAATATGGTGCTGGTTAAACTGGCTGTAATTTATGTTTTTAATCAACAGAGATTTAATGTGCAGCAGGATCAGGCTATTACTACGGAATTGATGAATATTATAAATTCGGCGTTGGGGTATAGCGCATAGGTGGTGACATTATGAGTGATAATAATGGCATTCAAACGATAGTTGAGCTTTTGAAAAATATTCCAAACAGCGTTGATGGTGACGGAAAGCGGTTTGCTGCAGCTATAAAAAAAGTGTTGTCTATGTATGGGCTTAGTACCGAGCGTCAGATCGAAGATATGAAACCGGGTTCAGGTATCGAGCAGGTAACAGGGATAACACTTTTAGAAATGAATACCACGGATGGAAACGGTATGCCGAAAAATAATATTGAGGTATCTTTTAGTAATGCGGCTATAACTGATTACGCATCTGCGCAGATATGGATTGCTTCGGACGAGAGTAAAATCTTCAAGCAAATTGGTACTACTGGTGGGTTGAAGTATGTTATTGAAAATGTGAATGCAGGGACGACTTATTTTGTGAGGGTAGTGGCTGTTAATTCCAGCGGCGGAAGCAGCAATTTTGAGGAAGCTCCGCAGGCTTCGATAGAAATTAAAGGGAGTATTCTTGTACCTGCTATTCCTAAGCAGTTTGTGCTAACTTGGGATGATGTAGGTCCGCTTTGGGAATGGCTGCATGATGATAATGGGTATGTTGATTTTTTTGAGCTGCGTCTTGATGGAAAGGCAGGCGTTTACAGCGATAAATTGCTTGACCGGACACGTGATTTTAAATCAAGAGCCAATCCCAATGTAAGAAGCGGGACTGCGTATTTGTTTGTGCGTAATATTTTTGGCACTTACAGCCAGCCGGCAGTGCATCAATTTGGAAAGGCGCTGGGCGCAAAACCGGCAGCTCCTGTTTTATCAGCGTTGCTTTCGGGGGTAAATATAAAAATGGAGCCGTTGCCGGTTGGTTATACGAATTATAAGCTTGTTGTAAATGGTGATGACTTTAACAGTAAAAACGGTGAATTTGTTTATTTCCTGACCAGTGGGACGATTGCTGTGAGCTATTGTTTTGTAGACGATATTGGCGAGGGTGAATACAGCGACGAAGTTACTGCTGATGTTAAGCAGCTTGTAGGAGCTGCTGATATTGCTGAGGGGGCTGTTGGTGAGAAACAGATAGCGGCAGATGCTGTTTCTGCGGCTAAGATACAGGCTAATGCAATTGTTGCGGATAAAATTGACGCTAATTCGATAACTGCGGCTAAGATACAAGCTGGTGCTATTACTGCAGATAAAATTGCTGTCGATGCCGTTACGGCTGAAGCTATACAGGCAGGAAGTATTATTGGCGAGCATATTAGTGCAGGGGCTATAAGTACCAGGGAGCTGGCGGCAAATGCAGTTGAGGCTAATCAAATTGCTGCTGGTGCTGTTACTGCGGATAAAATTGAGGCTGGCGCGGTTACGGCGGGAAAAATAGATGTTAAAACGTTAAGCGCTATATCGGCGACGATAGGAACTTTACGTACAGCTGAAACTGGTGCCAGAATGGAGCTTAAGGATAATTTGATAGAAGTATATGATGGGAATAATAGATTGCGTGTAAGAATGGGGGTATGGGGATGATTTATGCAGTAGTAACAATTTTGTTGGCGGCAGGAGTCGTTTATTATTTTCAAAAAAGGAAGAAGGGGAAAGATATGCCGCAGGGATTGCAATGCTTTAATCCTGATGGTGATTTGATTTTAGATTTAACCGATACTACTCTACAGATATTTGGTACAGCCAGTACCGGTACAGCTAACGGAAGTATAAAAGATAGCAGGATTAATGCTGCCAGCGGGTTTGTTTTTCCGATAGATATGTACCTTGATGGTGTTAACACTGGCGGGAATATTTATAGCGTTGGATATCAATGGTTTCCGCAATTTACAATAAAAAATGGTGAAATCAGTTGGGCTTATGTTGGCGGTGCATTTTGGACTCAGTGGTCAGGCGTAACGGTACGAAAGGTGAAAATCACTTTTGCTTATGGGGGTAGACAATGACAGAGTATCTTAAAGTTTTTAATGATGATGGCAGCGTACAGGTTGCCGATAATACGCCGATGATGTTTTTACAAAACAAGGCCAAGTTAGGTGCGTATTACGTTGAAACTACGAGTGTTAAATATTCAGGTGGATGGCATACTGTATATGGATACGCAGTACCAAAAAGTTCGAGTGCGCAAGCCGTGTTTGTTTCAAATCCTTCAAGCACGATAGCCACACTGTTTTGTAATTGTGCCAATCCTACTAGAGAAGTTAATCATTCTACAATGACGATACTTGATATGTGCCATTTATTTGCAGTAAGCGATGTAAGTAAAAGCATTGCAGATAATTTTGATGTTTTTATTTATTCCAGTGATCCACATAACAATGAAACTTTTGGGTTAGAATGTTTCGATGAAAATGGGCGGAAGATATTTAATGGTACAAAATCACCTCTAAAGGTGTTAAATAGCTTTTATGAAGTAAATACTGGTCCTAAGATTTGGGGTGATTACAGGGGTTTTACGGCTAAAAGTTACAATTATCCTGAGAAAACACTGGCTTTTAATGCTCCTATTAATTTTTATGGCGGTTATGAGGGTAAGGCAGGAAATCTGTATGCTCCGCTTGCTTACATTAATAACCATACAATACGTACCGCTGTGTATAATGGTTGGGAATTTGGATACTCCGATTGGGGTACAAGATATATTATGCAGACGTTACATCCGTTTTATAGAAGTTTTTCTACCCATATGGTTGTTGATGTTACTAATTACTGAGCGGAATTGAGGTGAGAAGATGCAAATAGATTTTGAAATTGAAGGTCAGAGGCTTATTTTAACAAGTGAAGCGTATATTGTAGCTGATAGTCTTAATTTTATAAAAGTTAAGGCTATTTTTTCTTCTGATTGGGGTGGGCTTACTAAGTTTGCTGTTTTTAATCGTAATTCTAATACTTACGAAATTCTTTTGGATGCTGAAAATAGCTGCCTTATTCCTTGTGAATGCGTTGAGGAAGAAGGAGAATTTTATCTTTCTTTTATAGGAATAAACGATGAAGGTAAGCTGATTGTTGGTACAACTAAGGAGAAAACACTGGTCGTAAAGGGGAACGAATTTTCTGATCATATTGGCAGTGACGAGCAACGCCTCACTTTGACTTATTTAGGTGAAGTATTAGCCAGTGTAAAAGAGGCCGTAACGGCTGCGGATGATGCTAAGTCATATAAAGAAGCTGCTGCTAAAAGTGCGGATAGCGCTAAAATAAGTGCAGCTAATGCTGAAACTTCTTCAGGGGACGCAGAAAAAAGTGCTGCTTCTGCGGCAGAGAGTGCGAAGCTGTCTGCAGCAAGCGCTAAAGGTGTTTCTGATGCTGAAGTTAACGCCAAAAATTATGCTGAGGAAGCTAAAAAGCAGGCTGATAATGCGGCCGTAGCTGCTGCTTCGGCTGGTAGAAGTGAAGTGAAAGCAACAGAAAGCGCCAATGCGGCTGACAATAGTGAGAAAACTGCAACAGCTGCTAAAGATACTGCTGTTGCAGCAGCAACGGCTTCTTTTAGTAATGCGGGCAGTGCTGATAAAAGCGCCCAAGCTGCTGCGGCTAGTGCTAAAGGAATTGGCGAAGCTGAACAGCGGGCGGCGAGTTCTGCAACAGCAGCTGCTTCTTCTGCAGCAGCTGCAGCTGGATCTGAAAGCAAGGTCAACAGTGATAAACTGGCGGCTGAAACAGCGGCGAAAGCTGCAAGTGCATCTGAAACTAAAGCCGGTCAATCAGCGGCTAATGCTGCTAATTCGGAAAAAGCTGCAAGCGAAAGTGTTACTGCTGCAGAGCAGGCAAAAATAGCAGCTGCAGAAAGTGCGACGGCAGCAGCGGCAAGTTCTGAAAATGCTGATGCTGCTAAAACAGCGGCAACGGCAAGTGCTTCTAAAGCCCAAGCGTCGGAAGCGGCGGCTGCTGTTTCAGCTGCCAATTCAAAAACGTCTGAAACCAACAGTGCGGCCAGCGCACAAGGAGCGTTAGAGGCAAGTTCAGCGGCGGTAGCGTCGGTTAGTACAGTTGAAGCGGCTAAAACTGCTGCAGCTAGTAGTGCGGCCAATGCTAAAGCAAGTGAAAGCAATGCGGCAAACTCGGCAACGGCAGCTGATACTTCGGCAAATAATGCCAGTGTTTCAGCAGCAGCGGCGGTGGAGTCTAAAATAGCGGCGGCTGAAAGCGAGAATAACGCCAATACTTTTAAAAATCTTGCCCAGGAATCGGCGACTACTGCGGCCGGCAGTGCAAGTGCAGCTACTACGGAAGCGAATCGGGCGAAGACAGAAGCTGACAGGGCGGTAGAAGCTGCGGCCCAGGCTGCCGCTGGCGGGGTAAGAAAGGTAAACGGTATTAGTCCTGATGTTGACGGCAATGTTAATATACCGGAGTATGAGCATCCGGATAGTGGTATAACCGCAGGAACGTATCGCAGTGTTACTGTAAATGAACAGGGGCATGTTACTGACGGAGCTAATCCGACTACACTGAACGGGTATGGTATCGATGATGCAAAAATAGCCAACGGTACAATTACTTTAGGCGGTAATGCAATTACGCCGCTTACGCCGGATAGTTCGCTTAATGCGGAGAAAATAGTCGGTGTGATAGGCATTGAAAATATACCTAAGGCCGCTCTTGAAAGACTGAAAAGGGTTGCTGATGATGCTGCAAGGTTTGCTTTAACGATTGATGATGTGCAGAATGGCGATACTGTAAAGGTATTGGCGACAGAAAAAATATACGCTATCATTGATGATACAAAATTATCGTCTGAGGAAGGGTATGAGGTTTATATTGCTGGTGCTGCCGCTTCGGTACCGTGGTCAGGGGTGACAGAGAAACCTGAAAAATTTAATCCGTCTGAGCATAATCACAAGGGCAGCGAGATTACGCTGACAGGATATGTGAAAGCGGAAACAGCGGCGGCTATTAAAGATACGGATAGCCTTAATGTTGCCGTTGGAAAATTGGAAAATGGCCTTGATGGGAAGCAGGCGGCAGGAGATTATGCCCCTGCAGATCATAGCCATAGTGTAATGACCGGTGCCAGTACTTCTGCTGCCGGTACAGCTGGCTTTATACCTGCTCCGGCGGCAGGGGAACAGGAAAGCTTTTTAGCTGGTGATGGTACTTGGAAGGCTGCTGAGAACAATAAGGTTACGCAGACCGTTATTAGTGATGATGCGGAATACCCGTTGATTTTGGCGATTAAGGCCAATCAAACGGAAAACACTACGGACGGAGTTCGTTTTGCTGCAGGTATTACTTATAACCCGTTTACTAAAACGATCAGTGCGGAAAAGTTTAAAGGCGGATTGAATGGTAATGCTGATAGTGCGACTAAGGCGGTACAGGACGGCGATGGTAATAATATTGTAACCACTTACGCTAAAAAGACAGAAGTTGAAACCAAACTTGCACAGGCGACAAAGAAAATTGCTGGAATAACCCGTACAGATGTAGGTAGTAATGAATGCGCAACTACTGTGATTGAAGATAGTGTTAGAATTACAAAAGATGGTTTGAGTGTTGATACGATTAATGGCGCTAACTTTGAGGTGGAAGAAACTGCGACGTCAGGGAGAATGACTTTAGGTGCTGGCACAAGCTTAGGCGGCGAATCTTCAACTATTTTTGGTTCTGCAGCTAACGGTTCAGGTAAAAATGCGTGTGCGTTTGGTAGATGTGCTGACGCAAATGGATTAAACAGCCTGGCTTTTGGTACTGCTGCAACAGCAGAAGCTAATTACAGTACAGCTGTTGGTGTAAATGCCGTAGCAAGCGGCTTAAACAGCCTGGCTTTTGGTGAATATGCACAATCAACTAAAGGCAGCAGCGTAGCTATCGGTAAAGGAGCAATCGCTGCACATGCAAATTCTTTTGCTCTTGGTGTTAATGCTACGACTACGACTGACAATCAGGTCAGTGTGGGTACTTACGATACTGCAGGTGCTGTGTGGACGAAGCGTAGGAATTTAGCTGGCATAGGCAACATTGAACTGGCTGGCAATATTTCTGGATTAATTACACCGACAGCGGACAGCGAAGCGGCTAATAAGGCATATGTAGATACATCTATTGCTGATATTCCCGAAGCAACAACATCAACTGCTGGATTTATGAGCGCAAGCGATAAATCTAAAATCGACGCCTCATCGGTAATTACTTCCGGCACTACGGACTTAACCGCTGGCACTTCTGCGCTCGCCAGCGGAGCTATCTATTTAGTATACGAATGAGAATAGAGGTGACATCATGGTAAAATGGCTAATTAAAATTTTGGGCGGCGTTCCTCGAAGTGCTTATATTGATCTGCAAAATAAAATTATGGATCTGCGAAGTAAAAATACGGAATTGTTCGACCAGAACAGTATACTTAGAACCGAAAACAAAAGCTTAAAAAATGAGCTTGAAGCGGCTTTAAACGCAGGAATTACCTCAGGCACAGATGATTTAAAAGACGGCATATCTCGCCTGGATACAGGGAAAATATACGCTGTATTTAACAGGGGGTCTATGATATGACAAAAGCGATTTACACAGGTGTAGACGGCGTAGCCCGCAAAGCAAAAGCTATGTATGTAGGAGTAGACGGCGTAGCACGCAAGGTAAAAAAAGCGTATGTAGGCGTAGACGGCGTGGCGAAATTGTTTTATGATTCACAAATTCATTTATACATACACACTTTTAATATTTTTTGCGGTTCTACAACTGGTGACGTGTTGCCTGCAACGACTTATTTCGAGCGTGAATCTCAAACAAAAATCGCAGATGGTGGTGGACATTCGTGGTGGGACACAGCAGACTATGGTATCTATATGGGCCATACATATAGAGTAGCCGCCTACATGGATGGCTATACCTATGTAAGAGATGATAAGAGGATAGAGTATGAACAAGATGGTATAGGGTTATACTTAGAACCTTACCTAGGATTAATAATTTATGTATATGATGCCTCGACAGGCGATACTGTTACAGGTAAGCCGCTTCAAGGCTTAGGGCTTAGGTTGGCAGACCATTCAGGAACACCCATAGAAGGACTGCCAGAAGTAACGACAGATGCAAATGGATGTGCAAAGTTTGGGAATCTTACACTTGACTTTGGTTTTTACACAATAGTGAGCAACAATCCCAAATGGAACCCTACACAATGGATTTTATTTAAATGGAATCCAAGTTCTCCATTTAAGACCGTAACAGCAGTCGTCTGGCCTACTCGTGGCTTAACAGTAAAAGTATATGATAAAGAATCATACGCTGTTGTCCCGAATGCTTCTGTTACCATTGGCAATATGCCCAACTCGCCAATTAGAACAACTACAACTAATATCCAAGGCGAGGCATTTTTCCTCAGCGATGAATTGCCATTAGATGGCACCTATTACCTAAATATAGTATCAGATAATTACCAAGACTACTCTCAGTTAAACGTATCTTACAACGGCGGTAGCCAGACACTAAATGTAAGCCTTGAGCCTGCCCCACAAATAAGCACTTGTATTATGGTTAAAGACTATGCAGGCGACCCACTTTCTGCTGTAAATGTATCAGTAAACGGAACAAGTATTGGTATAACTGATACAATGGGACAAATACTTACATTACAGCCTCTTGGGGAAAGAATTGAAATTACTCTTGCTTTATTAGGGTATATCTCTGTACGAACCAATGTAGTTATTCAACGTGGATCACCATTCGGAATAACTATACCGATGCCTAGGACTGCACAAATAATCTTTGATAGTTGCGGCGGTAGTGAGATAGAAAGGATAGACACATACCAAGGGGCTACATTCAATTCATTTCCTACTCCCGAAAGAGCTTCTTATGTATTTAAAGGTTGGTATTTAGATGATGCGTTAACAGAGCCAGTAGTGTATCCATTTGTAGTTTCAGGTAATACTGCGCTGACTGCAAGCTGGAAAGCGAGAATAGCTTATACTATTATGATGGAAATAGCAATCGGTGGATCGGCTAGTAGTAATAAGGATACAGCGGCAGAAGGAGAACAGGTTACATTTACTGCTATGCCAGATGTAGGTAGCGAGTTTTTGAATTGGGAAATTATGAAAGATGGCGAAACTACCCCAGCGATTATTATTGACAATCCACTTACATACACAATGCCCGCTTGTAACATTGGAGTAACGCCTGTATTCAACGAAGGTAGCCCACCTGTACCTAGCGATCCCATAACTTTAGTGTTTAAAGTTACTGGCACCGATAGCCCGCCGACTGGCTACACTGTAAGGTTTACATATCCTGATGGAAGTTTAATATTCGAGGGTACAACAAAGGCACTTGGAACTGTAAGAATGAATACTGCTGATTGTCCAATGTATGCAGTAGACGGTATGACTGCTACGGCAACTAATGGATCATATGCTGGCACTATCACAATCAATGCAGCAGATGTGACAGAAGATAAGGCTAATCCGAGCAGCGAAATTTTATTTGATATTCCCGTTATTACTACAGGGACGTTGGGTAGCAGTAATGCAAAAGATGCTAAAACAACAATTACTATTCCAGCAGGAGTCAATGTTATAAAGTTTAAAGATGTTTACATAGGCGTAACTCCCAATAAGACATACAACATATCAAAAAAATCTTTTGCATTAGGGAGTGAGTTTCGCTTGAGTGTATCTAGTGATACAGAAGGTTATTGGAGAGAGACTGTGTACACAACCACAGTATTTAATGAACTCACTTTAAGTTTTGAGTATTCTCCTGCAATTAACTCAGTTACACCAACCGTTACAGACTATTAATATAACAAGGAGATGCTGTACAATGCCAATTGAGCGTAGCGAGCAGCTGACAGCAATTAGTTTCAGCGATTTTACCGGCGGGATGAATACAGCGCAGCCGCCCGGGCAGATTGCCGAAAATGAAGCGCAGCTCATTGAAAATTACGAATATGATTATAACCGGCTGCGAACTCGTGGCGGGTTATCGGCTCCGCTTATTACCGTAGACGGTGATGAGATAGAGAGCTTTTTTTATGACAGGATGACCGAAGGTTATTTGATTTTTGGCAGCACGCCTGTTGAGGAAGAAAGTACGGCGAAGATTTATTTTGCGGACGTTACGAATGGAGTAAAAGAGGTTGGCGTACTGTCAGGACGATCACGACCGGTATGCTGTAAGTTTGGCGGTGATTTGTTTATTGCCAGCGGCGGCAAGCTGCAGGTATATGACTATGAAGCGTTGACGACTATTGACGGAAGTTATCTGTGTGACAACGTGTTTGAACGTTTTGGGCGTTTGGTGACAACACATCGGGGTGATGACAATGAGTATTATTCTTCTGTGGGCGATGCGAAAAGTGAACAGGCATGGGAAGAAAAGACTAAAGATGAGAGTAGTGCGAAGTGGTTGGAAGTTGGATATAAGGATGATGGTGATATTATAACCAGCCTGCCAATGGCTAATGATATCGTTGTTTTTAAAACTAACGGTAACATTTATAGTATCAGCGGTGAATATCCGGCATGGAACGTAGCTCTGATCGGCAGGCAGAGTGGTGCAGAGAATGTATGTCAGTCTATAGCTTCTGTTGGCAGCAGTATTGTTTTTATAACACAGGAAGGAATACGAAGTTTAGACGCTGTACAGGTTTATGGTAATTTTCAGCCTAATGAGTTAGGATATAAGATTAATAAAAGCCTGGCTGAAGAAATTTATAAACCCATGTGCTGGAATTTAATATCAAAAAGACAGCTTGTTATTGCTCCGAATTTTAGGGAGCGTAACAAGCTGTTTGTTTATCAGTATAATATGAGTTCAGGTTATGTTTTAAATTTTCCTGAGCCTGTTGCTGACATGGCTGAAACTACTAATGGGGTAACTGTTGCGATTGGTAATAGACTGCATAGGTGGAGCTTTGAGTTTGATACTGATAATGGTGTGCCGATTCAAACCAAAATTATTACACGGCAGATCCTGACTGGTAACAATATCATTACAAGACGATTTGACGTGTTTGTAGAAAGCGATCAGGAAGGTTGTTTGAATATAGATGTTTTAGGAAAAACAGTTAAATATTCATTACAGGATAAACGCAGAATAAAGCATTTTTATTCGCAGTCGCACGGGTTTGAGCTATGCATAAGATGCGACAAACCGCATGTTTTAAACCATTTACAGTTATATGCGTTGGACGTTTAGGCATTGGCAAAGAGGTGATGTATTATGTCTACAGCAAAGACTTTGCAGGAGTGGATTGATTTTTATGAACAAAAGACAGGTGATAAGTTTAGTGTTCCGAAGGGATACGGACTGAACTATTTGGCGGAACGTGGCTTTGCGCTGATGAAACTTGATTATGAAAGAAAAATGGTAGTTGTCTATCAGGTTTGCGGAGATGGCAAATTTTGGCATGACTATGCTGAATTGTATGCCGCTGGGGCAGGCCTTGAGTGTGTTGCTACTATGTGTACCCGTTCGATAAGGCCATATATCAGGGCTTTTGGGTGGAAGATTGCAAAGGAATATCATTGCATAAATAATAAGTCTAATCCGGGTAAAGTTGAAAGCCGGTATTTGTGTAGTGACAGTATTGGGCGCCCGATCGTTATCACTCTTTGTGGTTATGAGGATAATGGGAATGAAGATTATTGGGTGACGCATTACCTTAATACTAGGGAAGCGCCAATTCTTGAAATAAATCCGGAAGTGATTTTAGTAAATTTAAATTCGGAAAAAGGCGGTGATAACAGTGTGGAGAATGATTATTCAGTTACACAAGAAGGGCAGTAGCAGTACGACTGTTCAAAGTTACCAGCCAACTCAGTACGAGTTGGAATTACAGAAGATATCTGCTGATTACGCTAATTCAATTAAGGATAATGCCCTTAAGTTGAATGATTCTGGTGCGAATCTGTATTTTGACAGTTTGGCTGATACTAAGGTCGATTATAATAAGCTGCTTAATGAGGCGCAAGGTCAAATTGGAGCTGCGCAGCAGGGTGTTGCTGGGCTGACACAGGGCATTTTGCCGGAAGAATATCAGAAGAATATGGAAAATTCGATAAAAGCAGGCGTGCAAAGCAGCGTGGGTAGTATGGTAAATGACCTGGGTGGACGTGGTGTATTGAACAGCAGTGTTACGAATACACAATTACAGGGTATTAATGATGCTGCTGCTAACGCAATGGCCGAGCAGTACAATAATAATATTGGTACGCTTAACGGCTTGTATGGGCAGCAGTCCGCTTTAGCAGGGCAGAACATTACTACTGCGGCAGGGGCACAGGAAGCGGCGACGAACCCGGGCAAAGCCGCATGGGAGATGTCGATGGGACTTAACGGCAGTACTTTAGGCGCTCTTAGTGCGATGGGCGGGCAGGGTACAACGACTTCGACGCAAAAACAGAGCGGCGGCAGCGGGTTGCTTGGCGGTGTATTGACAGGCCTTGCCGGCAACAGCGGTTTATTTGGACGTTGATTTAATTATTGCTGTTTCGGGTTGTTTGCGGTTGATTTAGTTGATTTGCAAAAAACTTGTTAATATATTATAATAAACAAAAGAGATAGCCTGATATTGGCGTGTCAGCTCTCTCCTGAAAAGTTAAGACTTGAAGAAAAGGCCGACTACCAATTAGTTGGTCTTTTGTCTTTTATAAGTAAGGTTTACTTACGGTTAGACAAAATGATAGCTACGAGTGTACCGAAAGCTACCGTTAAGGATAATGCTTCGTATACAGTCATGCTATCACCTCCCCCTTATGGGAGAGAATCCGACTATCAGGCTATCTCGTGAAATATTATAACATAGATGCAGGCGCTTAACAATTTTGTTAGGCGCTTTTTGTATGCCTAAATTTATTAAGGGTGGTGATTGGACGATGAGTTACGGGAAATATGGAATGAAAAAAATATATGGTCAGCCTGATTTTAGTAATATGGCCAGCATTGCATATAGTGATCCGACATTTGCTTTGGGTATGCTGCTGGCAAAGGGCTATAACAAACAATATGATGATCGTGGTGTACGCAAGGCTCAGGAAGAAATGATGGGGGATTTGGGCGCTGCTACGGCTGAGGACAGGAATAAAGCGCTGGAAGATTATCTTGCCAATGGCGGCGGCATGGATTTTGATATGGCGGCGGCTAATAAGGCACTAGATGAATATAAGGCAGGGAATGTGCCTGCAGGGAGCTTCGGCATGAGTGCAGGGCAAGCTGAAGCGCCGAATACATTGTCTGCCGGTGGCAATACGATGAGCATTGATGAATTGTATAAGGGTATGCCTAGCGGTAAGGTTACTTCCGCTGCAGATCAGGAGAAGATAAGTGAACTTGCTAATATGTATGCGCAAATAAAAAATCCTGCCAATAATCCTGATTTTTCATCGGAGCAATGGGCGGCGGACCAGCGTCTTAAACAAAGGGCGCTGGGGCGTCCAGATTATCAGATTGATGAAGCTTTGGCGGCGGTGTTACCGCAGGCGCAGGATAAGGAGAAGCTGTCCAAACAAGCGTATGCGGATCAGTTGATGGGTCTGTTGAGTGGTTATAATCCTAAAGAAGGTTATGATCCTAATGCGATTAGCCAATTGGTTGAACTTGGAAGATATGATCCTATTGCAGCTTCTATCTATGCTAAAAACATTCCTACCGGCGGCGACGAATATCGCAATAAAAATGTTATTGAAGGGCAGGAGCGTCAGTTTGAGTATGGGCAAAAGGCTGCTGATAATCAACTCGGCAGGGCTAAAGATCTTGGGCAATTTAACAGTGACTTGAAATCTGCCGAGATACAAAGGGCTATGCAGCAGAAGATTGCTAATGTGAAGGCTGCTTTCCCAAACGCAACAGAGGACGAAGTGCTGAAGTATGTTTTAGGTGGTGGTTCCGGTGTCAGTGCGATTAATGGTGCAAATGCACAGAAGATAAACGCTGCTAAGGCATCTCTTGCAGATGAACAAAATTGGAATAAAGCACATAATGATGGCTTGGGCAATATAACAGAGCCTTATCCATATCAAGAACAGGCTAATGCCGCAAGAACCTTCTTACAGAACTTTTACGGACAGCAGGGGGGCGTTCAGGTAGGGCTGGGACAGGGTGGCAGTAATGTTGCAATGCAAGGATTTGTTGATAAATATAACGGATTGCGCAAAGATGATCTGTCGAATATAAATAAAACATTAGCGGATGACAGGGAACTTATAAGTTATTTAAAGAATAATCCTCAAATGATTGCTGTATTTGAAGCGCAAACAGGCATACAATTACCGCGCAAAAAATAGAAAGGGTGGCGCTTATGAGTGACATAGATTGGAAAAAATTGGGCGTAACCGATGATAAAAACGTTATAGATAATATTGAGTGGGATAAATTGAATGAGTCTACAATTATTGCCCGTGATGGCGAACAGGGGTGGGGAACCGCATTAAAAACTGGTCTTGTTGGTGCGGCCGGTAATGCGGCAGGATTATTTGAAAGAGTGTTATCTGCTGAAGCTAAACCAGCATATGTCAGTGATGAAGATTGGGCACAGCAACAAAGTCCTATTCACAAATGGGTGCAGGACAAGGCGCAGGAATTGGAAGATAGTAATCGTGTGCAGTTTGAGCCTTGGAGTGGGAAATCTATTGCACAGGGTGTTGCAGGTATTGTTCCTTACGCTGCTACTTTGGCACCGGCGGCAGCAGTAGCTATGCGCAGTGGTAATGCAAATGCATTGCGTTCTGCCGGTATTGGATTAGCCAGTAAGGCTGGTTTAGGAGCGAAAGGCATAGAGTTTGCCGGTGAAGCTGCTCCTGCTATTGGTATTGGCGCCTTAGGTTCTTTCCCTGAGGCACGAATGGAAGGTCAAGGAGCTTATGAAGATGCTATAGCGGAAGGCAAGTCGCCGGACGAAGCGATGCAGATCAAGAATGCTGTAACTGCTTGGAACGTTGCCCTTTTGACAGGTACTAATTCTGCTGAATTATTAACTACATTTGGTAGTCTGAAATCTTTTTTACCTAAAAATACGGTGACGAGAATTGCTGCAAGGCTTGCCGGTACTGGTATTTCTGAGGGAGTCGAAGAAGGCGCACAGGAAATTATTCCGCAGCATGTTAATGGTGAAAATATTGATTGGGATAGAGTTGGACAAGCTACCGTTATTGGCGGATTAGGTGGTATGGTTCTTGGCGGTGCCGGTATGGCCGCCAATCGTTTGTTGGACAGGCAGGCTGATGCAAGTATTGATGGAGATGATTCTAATACTTCTGCTGTACAAGGAGAAAGTAAGGCGGTTAGGCCTATGCCTGTTGCGGATGGTATTGAAGATACTGATCTTAGCAATACTAATCCTGAATTGGTAAATGGCGTCAATGAATTGAATGCCTGGGTTTATGATAACTTTGGCAAGGATTTAGTTGTGAGCGGCGGCGCACGCAGTAAGGAACGCAATGCTTCTGTTAATGGCGCTGAAAATTCGCACCATTTGTATGGTACTGCTATTGACGTGGACGCATCAAATTTGACTGAGGAAGAATTGTCGGCTGTTCGTGCAAAGGCTAAAGAAATGGGTTTTAATGCAGATGGTGAGGATATGTACCATGATAAAGGTACAGGTTATCATATGCATTTAAACCTTTCTGACGGAGTACATGTTGGCGTTTTAGAAAATGGCGGTGTGGCAAAGGCAGAAAATATTGATGTAATGCGGCAATTTTTGAATGATAATCAGTATTTGCATGATGCGGATACCAATAATGCTATTGAGCAGGCCCTTGAAAGTAATGATCAGGCAGAAATGGCAGAATTATACAGCAGGCTTGCCGCAGAGCAGAAGAACAGCGAAAAAGGTATAAATACTGGTGCTGCCAATGAAAAAGCCGATACGGACGATTTTGAAGCACCGAAAAATATACAGGTAGAGCAGGAAGAAAATGTACCGCTTTTACAGACTAATTTTGGTAATTTGGTAAATAAGGTGCGGGCTGGGCAGGGTGAAAAACCTGCTTTTGTGAAGAATGATAAAATTATTGCGGCGCAATCTGTGTTGGCGAAAAAACTTTCTCAAAACAGCAAGATGATAAACTTAGCTCGGAAGGCATTTGCGGGTGATAAGAAGTCCAGTCAGATTTTTAAATCTTTACGGCCGGACGCGCAGGAAGTATTGACCAGACTGGTAAACGGAAATAATAGACCGGCAGGGCATGATGTTATTGAATTGCCGGCTGTTGATGTTCAACAACAGGTTGAGGCAGTTCGAAATAATGAAGCGGAACAGATTGAGAAAAATGATTTGCCGCAGCAAGTAACTCCTGTGGCAGAGAATATTTCGCCGATTGCAGGGCTTGCTGCAGAGCCTGCGCCTGTTGCTGTTAAACCAGCGAATGCCATTGCTAAAAAAGGCAAAGCGGAAGCCCGTTATACGGCAAAAGGAGAAAAACTTATACCGCAGACAGCGGAGCTGCGGGGAGATGAGATTACGGTTATCAGTAAGCCAAGTCCTAAGACAATGGATCATGAATTATATACTTATGGTCGCTTGCCGAGCGGTAATTATACGTTGAAAGTGGACGAAATAAAGAACGCTATCAAAAGTCATGGTAATCCTAACTGGGCATTATTTAAGCTGATACAGAAGAAATACAGTGAGGCATTTGCTAATACTGGTGAAAAAGCAGATGGCCTGACTACTTCAGATCCGTTGAATAGCAGGATTATTGATAATCAGATAAGCGCTATTAAACAGGCGCTTGCAGCGTATGATGTCAAACAGAATAAGCTTGCAGAGAAACATGTGGAAAGCAAGCTGCTGCTGGGGAAAGATGGTAAGCCGTTGACCGTTTACCATGGTTCGTTCTATTTAGGCGATAATGATTTTGATCCTGCGTTTAGTGGGCAAAATACCGGTGGTGGGGAAGGCGGTGCAATATTTTTTACTGATAATAAAAACATTGCTGAATTTTTTGCCTATGAAACGAAGCCTGGTAATTCGAATATGACAAATATTAGAACAGGCAATAAAGGGAAAGTTAGAAGCGTAAATTTGCTGCTTAGTAATCCTTTGGACTATGGCAATATTACAGAAAAAGATGCTGAAAACATTACCAAAATATCGCCCACACCGATAACTGTAGAAGATGTAATGAATTTTACTAAGTTTGATGATAAGCAAATGATAAAAACATTTTTGCCAAATGATTTAAGCAGGCTAAAAGAGGTTGGCTATGATGGTATTATGGGGCCGATTGACGTAATAGAGGTAAATGGTGGCAAGCTGGAAAACATAAGAGGAATAGAATACGGTGTATTTTCTGCTGATCAGATTGTTTCTGTGAAGGAAGAAGCGGCACAGAGCCGGTTTGATGGTAAACGTGCCGAAACTGCACTGGACAGTTTGATCGGGCGTAAACCAAAGTCGAATGTTGAGGGTCAGGATTCTAAGAAAAAATTTGTTGATGTTTTTAATGAGAGTGAGCTGGATGCAGAACTTGCGAGAGCTAAAGCAGAGATGAGCAAATTGAGTGCTAATCCGTTCTTTAATCCAGCGCTGATGAAGTCGCTTGTAAAAATCGGCGGTATTTACATTCAAAAGGGTGTTAACAGCTTTGCTAACTGGTCGGTCCGTATGGCCGAAGCGTTGGGTAATGATGTAAAACCTTTCCTGAAAGCGGCGTGGAGTACCTTACAGGCGTATCCGGAAGGTGTTAAATTTAATGATGATGTGATGACCGCCGTTATGGAGTATGTCGGCAGCAGGGTTGATGATGGACGTTCATTGGCAGATATTCGCCAGGAGTTTGCAGATCAATATGGCGGCGAATATCTTGATTATGTGGACTCTGCTCATCGTGGTATTATGGAGTATCCTACTGAGATTGAGGGCAGGCATGAAGTTGCTGATACTGCTGATACTGCAGATGAAGCAGGTGGCGACACTGTTGATCCGGATACCGAAAGGCAGACGGAATCTGCTGCAGCGGATACAGAAAGATCACAGAAAGCTAATATTGGTTCGCAAGCAATTTTTAATGAGAATCAGGCGTTGAATGGTTTGGAAATTTCTTTTAAGGCAAAGCCAGGTGCAGAAGTGATTGATGGATTAAAAGCCGCCGGTTACCGCTGGTCGATGAAGAAAAAACTTTGGTATGCTAAAAAGAGTAATAAAGCTGTTGCGTTTGCTGAAAGTATTGGCTATGAACCGGCAAAGGTGGTAGAATTAGTGCAGGAAGAAGTTTCAGGAAAGGCTGGTGCTGACTATGTGGGCGACCGTAGAGGATTACAAAGAGTATCTGAAGGAGAGCGCACCGAAGGAGTACAGGGAACTGAGGAAAGCAAACAGGCTGGACGAGGTAGCGACGAGGGCGATAGAGAGCGCAAGACGGTATTACAACGAAACTCTGGAAATGCTGGAAGCACGGAATCCGTCGCCAAAAACGGACGACGTGTTGGAGATATACAGACATCAACAGATGTTGGAAGCCCAGGCGAGGGAACTGACAAACGCTTACCTGTATCAGAGAGATTAAGGCCTGCTCAGAAAAAAACGGCTAAGGCCAGGGAAACACCAGGTCATAATTTTCAGATCACAGATGCCGATAATATTGGCAAGGGTGGTTTAAAAACTAAATATAAGGATAATGTGGCAGCGATCAGGCTTTTAAAAGAGCTTGAGAGCGAAAACAGACTTGCGACACCGGAAGAACAAAAGATCTTAGCTCGTTATGTGGGCTGGGGTGGTTTGGCTCCGGTGTTTAATATTTATGATCGTAGCGGTGACAGCGAATGGAGTAATGAGCGTGTTGAGCTGAAGGAGCTTTTGAGTAAGGAGGAGTATGAAAGCGCAAGGCGTTCGACTTTGAATGCGCACTATACCGCCCCGGGAGTAGTAAAAGGTATATGGGATATTGTGCAGCGTTTAGGGTTTAAAGGCGGAAGGATACTGGAACCTTCAATGGGCGTTGGTAACTTTTTTGGGTTAATGCCACGTAGCGTAATGAATAAAAGCAGTCTTTCGGGTATTGAACTGGACGGACTGACGGGTAGGCTGGCAAAACAGCTTTATCAAAAGGCTAATATTGAGATTACTGGATTTGAAAAAGCGGCTATTCCTGATAATTTTTATGATTTGATTATTTCTAATGTTCCCTTTGGCGATTTTAAGCTGCATGATCCTGCGTACAATAAGTATCATTATAATATTCACAATTATTTCTTTGCTAAAGCTTTTGATAAGGTGCGTCCGGGCGGTTTGATTGTATTTATTACCGGCAGCGGGACGATGCAGTCAGGTAAAGATTCAGAGCTTTTGCGTAATATGTTGAATAATAAAGCTGATATGCTTGGTGCGGTAAGGCTTCCGAATACAACGTTTAAGGAGAATGCAGGGACGGAAGTTACAACTGACTTAATTGTATTGCGTAAGCGTGAAGAAGGAGCTGCCGCAGCAAAGGAACACAAGCCTTGGCTTGAAAAAAGGCCCAGCGGCTTAAAGGCACAGTATACCGATGGTGATTTGATGATTAATGAGTATTATCAAAAGTATCCGGAGATGCTGATAGGTGAGCTGGCTGAGGATAAGCTTTATCGTGGAAGGTTGGCTTTGGATGGTAAGAATTTAGATGTCACGGAAGAATTGCAAAGCCGCATTTCTAAATTTCCCAAAAATATTTATAAACCATTGGCTGGTAAAGTGCAGGATACAATGTCCAGCTTACAAACCTTTTTGGCGCCGGCCGGAGTTCGGGAAAGGTCTTATATTTTGGACGATAAGGGTGTGGCTTATCAGAATATCGGTAAAGAGATGGTTGCCGTCCCTACAGGCGAACAGAAAAAAACGATTGCTTTTGCAAAGGTGAAGCAGGCTTTAAAAAATATTTTAGCAGCACAGATTGATCCTGTGACACAGGAAAGTAACTTACTGCCCTTACGCAAAGAATTAAATGCTTTGTATGATAGTTTTGTTAAGGATTTTGGTTATCTCAATGATAAGAAGAACGTTTCTAAGTTGGGGGACGATCCGGAGTATGGTTTAGTAAGTGCTATTGAGGAATATAAGGTTGATAAGAAAACTAAGAAAGTCACTGCTAATAAAAGAGATATTTTTGAAAAGAGAACGGTGGCCGCAGTAAAAAATATTGAAACAGCGGATAGCCCGATAGATGCTTTAGCGACTTCGCTTGCACAAAGAGGCGAATTGGATTTGGATTATATGGCTGGTTTGCTGGGAAAAGATAAGTCTGAGGTTATAAAATCCCTTGAAGGGCTGATTTATGAGAATCCGATCACGAGAGATTTTGAAACGGCAGAGGAATATTTATCGGGTAATGTTCGTGAAAAGTTGGAAGCTGCTGTTGAGGCGGCTAAGTCTGATTCGAAGTATGATAAAAATGTTGAAGAACTTAAGAAGGTACAGCCTGAGGATTTGAAGCCTGAGGACATCAACGCTAATCTTGGCGTGCCGTGGATACCTGAAAGTGATATTGAAGCTTTTGCGGATAAACTTTTAGATGAGTTTGGTTCTTTGTCCGTTAAGTTTAACGCACCAATGGGGACGTGGCTTGTTGATTGGCAGCGTAGTGCTGCTAAAAACAGTGTGGCGAACAGGAGTACTTGGGGAACGCCCGACAGGAGTTTTAAGGATATATTGGATTATGCCCTGAATCAAAAAACGCCAATAGTTTATGATACTTTTGAGGATGGCACGAAAGTTGTTAATCAAAAGAAAACTGCTGCAGTACAGGAAAAGCTGCAAAAGGTAAAAGATGAGTTTAGAAAGTGGATTTGGTCGGACGAGAGCAGGACGGAACGATTATTAAATTATTACAATAATAATCTGAATAACTGGCGCCTGCGGGAATATGACGGCAGCCATTTAACTTTGCCAGGTTATAGCCTGACCGCACCGCAGCTAAGAGAACATCAAAAGAATGCTATATGGAGAGTTTTGCAGAACGGTAATACTTTGCTGGCACACAGCGTTGGTACAGGTAAAACTTGGACGATGCAGACGGCTGGCATGGAAGCCCGACGTCTTGGTATAGCTAAAAAGCCGATGTATGTTATTCCAAACCATATGGTTAAGCAGTTTGAGAATGAGTTCCGTGTTATTTATCCTAACGCCAATTTACTGACTGTTTCGAGTGAGGAGCTGCCAGACATAAATGTTGTTGCCGGCAAGGGCTTAAGTAAAAAAGAAATAGAGAAACGGAGAGCTGCTAAAAACGGTTCACGGCAAAAGATGCTCAGTCGGATTGCTATGGAAGATTGGGACGGCATTATTATCAGCCATAATATGTTTAAAAGGATACCTATGTCGCCGGAGGCTTATAAGAATTTTTATCGTCAGCAGGTTGATGAGATCAGCGAAGCTATTTTGGCGATGAAATTGGACGAGGGTAAAGCTTATAATAAAATCGTTAAAGAGTTGGAGAAGCAAAAAGAAAAGCTGGAAGAACGGTTAAAACGTGATACCAGCGAGGAAACGAAGGACATTGTTATACCATTTGAACAGCTTGGTATAGATCAATTGTTTGTAGATGAAGCTGACTTGTTTAAGAATTTAGCGTTTTCCACCAAAATGACACGCATTGCCGGTATCAATAACACCGGTAGCCAGCGGTCGATGGATATGTTTGTTAAGACGCAGTATTTAACAAAGCTTAATAATGGCCGTGGTGTTGTTTTTGCTACTGGTACGCCTATAAGCAATACGATGGCGGAAATGTTCACTATGAACCGTTATATGGATATGGATACTTTGCGTGAGAAGAATATGCAGTATTTTGACAGCTGGGCAGCGTCGTTTGCCAATGTTGGCAGCACGATAGAGCGTTCTCCTGACGGTATTGGTTACAGGCAGATTAATAAGGTTACTTCTTTTATTAATGCGCCGGAGATGATTAAGATGTTCAGGAAGTTTGCCGATGTGGTGAACAGCGATAAGCTGAACTTGGATATTCCGAAGTTGAAAAATGATAAACCTACTATAGTCGAGGTTGCTACAAATGATGCCCTTGCAGATTTTATCAAAAATACTGTTAAGGAAAGGGCTATGGCAATAAAAAACGGGGCGGTTGACCCTAAAGACGACAATATGCTAAAGTTGACTACTGATTTGCGAAAAGCTTCTTTGGATATGCGATTGGTAGATGGCAGTGTTTCTGCATCGGAAGCACAGGGAAAGATACAGGCTGTTGCGGAAAATGCTTTTGAAAAGTACAAGGAAAGTGATGCTACGAAGGGAACGCAGCTTATTTTCTGTGATCTTTCTACACCGAAGGGCACCAGTGATAAGGTTGTGGAAACTGATAGTGAAGTTTCCGTTGATGGTGAGGAAGACAGTAATAATGTCGTTGTTTATGATGAGGTTAAAAGAATGTTGATGCGGAAGGGCATTCCTTCTGAAGAAATTGCTTTTATGCATGACGCGAAAACCAAAGATCAAAAACAGCGTTTGTTTGATGATGTTATTGCTGGCAATGTGCGTATTTTGATTGGATCTACGGAGAAAATGGGCGCCGGTACGAACGTGCAGAAAAAATTAGTTGCTTTACACCATGTGGATGCACCGTGGCGGCCACGTGATATTGAGCAGCGTGAGGGGCGCATTTTACGCCAGGGCAACGAGAATAAGGAAGTGGAAATATTTACTTATGTTACCAAGGACAGTTTTGACGCCAATATGTGGGAAAAACTGAAAAATAAGGCTAACATTATATCTCAGGCCATGAGCGATAATCTTTCTAATCGTGTTATTGAAGATATGGATGCTGTGGTGGTTAATTTTGCCGAGGTGGAAGCACTGGCGAGCGGTAATCCGTTAATGGCAGAAAAAACGATGGTTGACGCCGAGGTGAATAAGTATAGTTTGCTGCATGCGAGTTATACGCAGCAACGGCAGGCAAATGAACGCAGAGCATTAGCACTGCCAAGTAAGATTGATGTTGCCAGAGCAGATTTGAAAGCAGCGCAGGAAGATGTAAAAAGTCGCCAAGATGTTAAAGGCGAAAATTTCGTAATGGAATTGTCTGGGAAAAGGTATACAGAACGTGCTGCTGCTGGTGAAGCATTAGGCAAGCTTATGGATAGTTATACCAATAAATCAGGATCCGTTGTAGGAAAAATTGGCGGGTTTGATTTAAGGCTAAAAGCTCGTGATACTGTAACCTTTAAGACTGGCGAAGATGGCGCAAAGGAAAAAGTATATACTGCTGTTGATGCTACTGTGGTTGGGGAGGGACAGTATACGGCTCAGACTGCTTCGTTGCAGGGGATTGAATATGCTGTGATGAACGGTCCCGATAATGCGGTTAGGTTTTTACAGGAAGATATTGTAAGGGCTGAGAAGGAACTGAAGGCTTTGCAGGTTGAGTTGGAGAAGCCTTTTGAGTATCAGGAAAAATATGAGGGGTTAGTAAAACGTCAGGCTGAAATCAACAAGGAACTAAAACTGGACGAGCTTATGAATGGCGGTGGTGTTGAGGAAAGCATTGATATTAAAGGTGATGAAAGGCAGAAACCGGAACGTGAGTTTTCTATTCGCTCGAAAGAAGGTGGCGAGCTGCTTACGCCGGAGGAGGTTCTTTCACAGGCGAAACGCAGTATTCCGAATGGTAAAAATTTTGCGCTGAACGGCGCTACGGTTAGTTTGGATTTACCTAACGGGAGGAATCTGACGATCAATCTTGTTGATGAGATTGTTGCTACGCCGCAGCAACTTGCAAAGGCCAGCGCTGAACACGAAAAACCTGTAACCAGCAGCAAGCAGTTGCAGGGTAGTCTACGCACGGTAGGGCTTGACGGCATTATTGAGTTGGCGAAGGATAGCGAGGGCGGTACTATCGACCATGAGGTTATGGAGTTTGCATTGCAGGTGGCATTGACTGAGAAGCAGAAGCGTGACCTTGAAGCGAAGTATAAGAACAAGGAAGCACAGTGCGATGCTTATCGTGACTGGCAGAAGTTGAATAAGCAGGGGAAAGGTACTGTTTTTGGTAAACTTTGGCGCCTGGTGCAGGATTTTGCTGATCAGGTTAAGGCTTTGTTTGGCAGTGTGGAAGCTACGCAGAGAATCATTGATCGGAAGGCGGAACAAGTTTTTGAAGATGTGGCCAGCGGTGAGGTGTGGAATAGGGACAGCGGTAGTCGTACTGATGGTCAAACAAACTATGCGGTTAATGCAGATGTAAATCCTGATGCTATGGTAAATATTGTTGATTTGACTGGTAGAGTGCCGAAGGAGGTTGTTAATTCTACGGTTTTGAAGAGATATGTTCAGTATCTTGCTAAAACAAATATAAAATTTGATAGTGCAGATAACAAGGCTATAATGTCTGTGCTGCCGAAGGATATTAAGCATATTGTTTATTCGAGTATGAAAACGAGCAAGGGTTTCTTAAATGTTCGTAGTAATAGTCTCTTTTCAATAGGCGACTTACTGAATAATGCAGTATTGATAGAAAGCATTCCAAATAAAAAAACCGATAAAAAGCCTAACGTAAGGGCTTATCATCGATTTTATGTTCCGGTGAAACTTAATGACAAAATATATACTGTCAGGTTGGTTGCTGAAGAACAGGGCGGAGAAATAACTTTAAATCCTACTAATACTAATTTGTATGATGTGATAATAGAAAAGAACCGTCTCACTCATCAGGGGATGCCAAAAGGCCTATCCCTGTTAGGAGCTGTTGACGGTTCTTTATCTACTGTTAGTATACGTGATATGCTATCGGGTGTCAATGATTACGAAGGACGACCGTATTTTAGTGCGGTTACCAAGTCTGACGATGTTTCTTATTCTATCCGCACTGCTACGGAGAATCTTGCCGAAAACCTAAGCGGGCTGGGGGGAAAGAAACAGGCTGATGAACGTATTGAGGTTAAGGGTGCCAAGCAAAGCAAGGCACAGCAGTTTGGGATATTGGAAGGCATTGTGCGTTCGCCTGGTTGGATTGCCGAGAAATATCCGCAGTTTAAAGCGTTTTTTAAAATGGGCGATAAGGCAATGCAGACGCAGGAAAATGTGCGCGGTGACTTTGACAGGGCGATGAAGCGTATTTATAGCACACTGAAATCTGACGCAGAGCAGCAGGTTTGGAGCAATCTATTGCTGCAGGGTGACATTGAAGGCAAGGAATACAGCAGGGATGAATTGCGGCAGCAGGGTATAAGTGATGAGGTTGCGCAGGCTTATGCCCGGACACGCAGCACAATTCGCAAGGCCTATACTTTACTGAACGACGCTAGAAAGCAGGTGCGTACTTATCAGAAAAACATGAGTGGTGATAAACTTCGTGAGTTGCGGAAGGATAAGTTTGTCGAGATTTTGAAGGTTGAAGATGCTGGCGATCATAATTATTTGGTTGCATATAAGATGCCTAAGGTTTGGACTAAGCGTATGACTGTTGATGCAGAGTTTGTAAATGCTTTGAAGGAACAGTCTACAGTACAGATTGTAAGTGACGATTTGCTTGAAAATGGATCTCATGCCGTTACGTGGCGTGAGCGCATGGGTGATCTTACTAATCGTGGCGGTTACATTCCTCATTTTTTCCATGATTATTTTATTATGAGGAAAAATGAGGACGGCAGCAATACTGTTGTCGGCAGCGGCCGTACGGTAAAGGAGGCTATGAAAAAAGCTGAAGCATATTTGGAGAAGCAATCTGATGCTGAAATTGTTATTGCTCCGAAGTCGTTTAGCTTTGGTGATGATGAAAAGCTTTATGCTGCTGTTGTTGGTGATACGGAGTATCAGGCAGTTTTGGACAGGGTGATGTCTGACTTGGAGATGAGTGTAACCGAGGCTCGTGAGTTTTTACTGGGTAAGGTTAAGACTCGTGGACGGCATCGGTGGTTTGGCAACTTTAAGCAGCGTAAAGGTGTGGAAGGTTTTGAAACTGATATGAATTGGCTGCTGAAGCATTATTTTAATGCTACCGGACGGTATGTTGCTTTGGAAGAATTTAAACCGGCGGCCATAGGCCTGTTTGAGAGATATTTTGGCGCCTTTGATAAGGATTACAGTGATAATCCGTTGGCGCATTATACCAAGCAGTACATCAATGATATGAATGGTAATCCGAGTGCGCTGGAAACGCAGATCAATAATCTGTTGAATCGCAGTAATTGGTATCGAAAGCATGTCGCAAGTAATTTTGGCGAGCGTGCGGCTTTGCAAATGGCAAACAGTATCACTGGCAAAGTTTCGGTATTGAAGTTGGGCTTTTTGAATATTTCCAGTGCTCTTTTAAATTTGTCGCAGCTGATAAATACGGTTGGGTTATTGGGAGAGTTTACGCCGGTTGCGGCAGGAATGAAGAATGCTTTGATAAATCCTAGTATGACAGACCGAAAGATTTATAAGGAAACAGGGATAATGAACGATATTACACTGGATACTACCAGTGGCTATGGTAAATTTAGACCTGGTAATGTTGCGGCCAAGACGATGTATTTGTTCAGGACTGTTGATATGTTCGCCCGGAAAGCGACGGTGCTGGCGGCGTATCATAATGGCAGAAGTAAAGGTATGAATCACGATCAGGCTATCAATTATGCTAAGGAGATAAACCGTAAGGCTAATTTTGATTACGGTGTTGCTGATGCCCCGAATATTTTTAGGCGTGGCAGTATTTTTTCTCAAATCGCTTTGCAGTTTAAGAAATATCCTATTAAAGAATTGGAGTTGATGCACGAGCTTATTACAAAAGGTTCTGCTGCGCAAAATGCTAAATTTTGGGGAACATACTTTTTATTATGCGGATTGCTGCAGATACCGATGTCTGATTGGTTAGATGATATTTGGAAAGAGCTTTTTGGGAGCAGTCCTAAAACAAAAATCAAAAAAATGGTTATGGAAGCCGCTGGTGATGATCCGGTCGGCAAAGAGCTTGCTAAGATTGCTATGTATGGTATTGGTAGTGTGTCGCCGTTGAATGTTGATGTTTCAAGCCGTGCTGGTGTTGGTGATGTTACTTTATCGGCAGAAAATGGTATCAGCGGAGTTTTAGGGGGCGCTACGTTAAGCACTGCTCAGCAACTTGCAAAAGCTGTTTCTTCTGGTGATACACTTGCCAGCATTAAAGCATTAAGTCCTGCGCTGGGTAATTATATGCAGGCTGTTATGGGGCATACAGAGGGCAGACGTGCCAGGAAAAACAGTGAGCTTGATACTATGTATGATCAAATATTAAAGGCTACCGGCTTTAGAAATGTTGACGAAAGTATTGCAGGCGATATGCAGGGCATTATTGCCAGCGAGCGCAGCGCAAGGACTAACGCACGTCAGAAAGTTATGGATAGCGTTATTGCTAAACAAACAGATGGAGAAAAGCTGTCTGTAGAAGATTTTGCGGAACTCAAACGGCTTGGCGTTACAGGTAAGCAGTTGAGAGATGAACGTAACAAAAAGCGTATGGAAGCTAAAGACCGTATGCAGAGTGGTTTGTCAAAACGTGAACGTGCTGAGCATAGGGAAATGCTTAAATTTTTAAAATAAGAGAATAAGGAAAGCGCTTACTTCGGTAGGCGCTTTTTCTATCTCAAAAATAGGCGGTGGCGCATGAACGAAGTGGTTATTTACGGGATAAATTTGCTGGTCGGAGCGGTGCTGGGGTATCTTGCAAAAAAAATCAGAAGCATCAATAAGAAAAATGAAGCAGTGGAAGCTGGTATGCAGGCTATGCTGCGGGACAGAATGATACAGGCATATAATCATTACTACTTTGATAAGGGTTATATGCCAATTTACGCAAAGGAAAGCTTTGAGAATATTTATAATGCCTATCACAATCTGGGCGTGAACGGTGTTATGGACGACATTAAGAAAAAAACAATGGCCTTACCAACGGATAAACCGAACAAGGCCAAATAAGAAAGGGCGTGCATATTATGTATGAATTATTGACAAGACGAGAGTCGTATTTATTGTTTTTGGCGGTTGGTGGTGATGCCGCACAGTTGCCGGAGCCACTTATACCAGCAGAGTATTTTTTGCATGACAAGTGCTTGAGAAAAGCCAAGAGAGACAGCGAAGCCACTATGATCGCAGGGGAGATTTCGGGAGAGCTTGTGACTATTATTGATCCGGTCGGCGACGAGAAGGGATCTAGTGATAATGTCAGTGCCGGTGCCGATGCTGCTGATCCGGCTGGAGATGATGCTGAGGTAAATAAAGAATGATAGAAAAAGTAAAGTTGGCTCTGCATGGGTTGATACCATTCGGCAGTCAAATTAAAGGGTATAGTTTGGTGATATTTAAGGCTTTGATTTATGTAATTGGCTTGACTGTGATGATGTACTTGATTGGCTGCACTCAAGTTTGGGTACAGACAGGTAAACCGCCGCTGGTCGAGATCAGGGCGCTTATTGACACACTGACAAGCCCCAGTGCCTGCGCCGCCTTTTTGCTGTATGCTACAAGCTTGATTGACAGGGACGGAGATGGCGAGAGTGATTTTGCGGCTAAAAAACTTGAAGACGGCAATGTTAATGCGCCTTCCGTGCGCAGATAAGGAGTGTAATTGAAATGGATAAGCCTTTATATGTAAGTAAACATTGGAGTGTTACTGAATGGGACTGCTGGCGTAGAAACAGTAATCCTTATGCGTGGGATAACGAGAATGGCAGGCTCTGCACAAATGATGAAAAGACAGCGAACTTATTTCGGCTGCTTGATATGCTGAGAGAGTGGAATCCTAATTGGGTTATAAATACTACCAGCTACCATGAAAAATATGGGACCAGCTTTAAATCAGGCTACAGAACTGTAGAAGATGGCGTCAATGCCGCCTGTGGCGGAGAAGTAGGTAGCTACCATACTCGTGGCTGTGCAGCCGACATCCATATTTCGGGACAGGACGATACTGATACCGCATTGGCAGATACGGTCATTGAGGCAGCTAAAGCATGGGGACTAGAAGATCAGCTTGGCGTTGGTTATTATGGCGATTGGATTCACGTTGATACACGTGGGTATACTTCGAGGTGGTAATTGATATCTTTAAAATTTTAGTTAAATTAAAGGTGTTGAAATGATAGCTTTATGCTATAAATATGTTCCCGATATTAATGTCGGGAACATATTATGTAGGCTGTGATTTAGGTTGTAAGCTGTTTCTAGTTTTTTTCGTTCGTTTTCCGTGCGAAATATAATATTGGGGGTAACTTTATTATGAAATTTGTAAAAGCGTTAGAACTAATGAAACAAGGTAAAAAAGTAAAACGACCGCATTGGTCTGGGTTTTGGCAGATTGAGGGTAGTACGGTTATGATGTATTGCAAAGACGGCCGTGTTTTAGATATTAGAAATCCTGATGATGTGATTTATACTTTAGAAAATATTGCTGCAGAGGATTGGGAAATTGTGTGATGGGTGATGAATGTGTATGAAAAAATTAAAAATTGGATGTCTAATAATCGCTTTCTTGTCGGTGTGGGTGTTTGTACAGTTATTTTTCTTGCCTGCTATCTGTTCAGCTACAGAGCCGGCATACATGATAACAGAAGCAGAACTAACGACACTGGAACAAAACTCGAACAGGCAGTTAGCAATCAGCAGTCAATTAGCAGCGGAATTGCAAACAGCCAGAGAACAGTTACGAGTATCGGAGCAGGAATCGACCGAAGCCAAGAAGCAAATAGAACAACTGCAGAAGCAGTTGATCGAGCTGGAAGCCTTGTCGAAGAAGCAGGAAGAATTGCAGCAGACAATCTTGAAATCCTTGCCACCATCCGCACCAGGGGTATTGCGGGAGATCGGAGCCAAGATTAATGTTGATCACTATGTTACAGGTATCAGCTATGGAGTGAGCCGCAGGATTGGTAGCAAGTATATAGGACTTCGAGGCGAGTATGATTGGCAGGACAAACAAGCTGGTATATGGATGACATACGCATACTAAAGTGTTATAATACTAGTAAGCCCTGTTACCGCTGGCGACGCAACGGTTTCGGGGCTTTCTTTTTTTGTGCTTTTTGCTATAATAGAGTTCGTGTGAAAAGGAGGACGGAAGATGCATGTTGTGATTAGAGGACATATTTTAGAAGGCGATAGCATTGAGGACTTGGCAGCTTGTTTGTTTAGGTGGATGCCGCCGTTAGTTCCGTGGTTCGCTGAATTGCAGGAGCGAGTAAAAGCAAAATCAGCGGAGTGTGATAGTGATGGAGAAGCACTTTTGTTAGTAGTTAAAGAAGATCCTGAATTGTTTCCTGTTGATATGCAGAGTAAGGATAGTCCATTTAGATAATGGTACCAACGTGGTACCAACGTACCTGTTTTTACTACGTAATAATGCGGGTTAGAAGGCTATGCTTTGAAGTGAGAAAAATGTTTGGAGTATAGTATTCAAGCCGTTTATAAGGACTTGAATTGTACAGCTCATAACCGGTTGGTCGCTGGTTCGAACCCAGCTGGGCCCACCAAATAAAAAG